GGCGCGAATCGGCAGCGCATCGAGCAGGTCGCGCGGGGCGGGCCAGGTGTCGCAGCTGCCGTACAGGGTGCGAAACCCGCTGCGCAGGCGCTCGGCGTCGGTCGCCTCGTGCCAGGTGGCGGCACGCGGGGCGAGTGCTGCGAGCCACACGTCGAGCGTCATCTGCACGGTGTCTTCGCCCGGCGCGCCGGGCAGGCGCAGGGCAATCAGCCCTTGCAGGCCGCGGGCAATCTCGCGTTCGATCCAGCGGGCGATCTCATTCACGGGCGCGGTCCTCCAGGGCGGCGATCGCGCCCAGCGTTTTCGAGGCGCGGGCGGATGCGGGTTGTGTGGCGATCGGGGCCGTCGTGACCGCGCTCGGGCGCCAGCTGCTGATCACCTCGTACAGCCAGCCATGCCCGGTGAGCGGCAATTTCAAGCGGCCGGCGTCGCGGGCCTCCAGCGCCTGGCCGATGGCCCACACCCAGGCGTCGACCGGCGCCGGGTACACCGTGCCGTTGCGCTCGATGCGCTGGGCCTGGATGTCGGGCACCAGCTCGCGCAAGATCTTGGCGACGCGGTCCATGGAGAGTTCGCGCGAGGCCGGCCGGAACAAGCCCAGGTAGCGGGTGAGCGCGGCGCCGAGCGTGCCCGAGAGGCCAAACACCAGCGCGAGCGCTTCGCGGGCGGCTTCGTGAGCCATGAGCGCATCCAGGCTGAGCGTGGCGCCGCAGTTGGGGCAGCGGGTTTTCATGCGGCCACCTCGGTGGCCACGGCCTTGGCCTCGGCGGCCAGGTCGTACACCGCCAGGCGCGAATTTCCCCGCGGCGCCACCTCGGCGATGCCCAGCCGGCCCTGGCTCGCCAGGCGGCGCACGCAACACACCAGGGTCTGGTTAGTGCTGTTCAACTGCGCGCCCAGGTCTACAAAGCGCAGCGCATTGGCACGGCTACGCCCGCGGGCTGCAGTCAGCACGGCCTTTTGCAGTTCGCCAACCGGCCGCCTCACGGCAGGCACCGGGGCGGGGTCCGGCTCGGGCGCTACTGCGCGCACCCGCGGGGCCTGGGCGGCATGCAGTGCCTCATGCGTGGGCGTCGTGGGCACAAACAGGCAGCTGTGGCTGTTGCCGGTCCAGCCACCCGGGGCCGCGTGCAGCCCGGTCGGCCAGATCGCCAGCCAGGGCTCCGGGTCGCGCGCCGGCCTTTGAATGTGCGCGGTGGCCACCTGGCGATGCACCACCAGTTGCTCGAGCGCACGCCAGAAGTCTGGCTCGTGCCCACCCACCAGGGCCGCCACATCGGCCGCCCGGGCTGGGCGCTTGCTGCTGGCCCGGGCGAGCTTCGCAAGGATGAGGTTGGCGAGGTCGTTCATGACCGCTCCTCCCACACCACCATCACGCCATGAAACAGCGCGCTCGCCTGCGCCACCCGCGTGCCATGCAGCTGCGCCCACACCCGCGGCCCGGCTTCGTCGAGAAACGCGCCAAACGAGCGCTGCGGGTCGCGCTCGATGCGCACCAGCGGCTCATCCTCGGCCGGCCATTCGCCATTCACCTGGGCGGCCACAATGCGCACGCCCAGCTCGCGCAGGCGGCGCACCGCGGCGTTGAGCATGGCCAGGCGGGCCACGGTGTGCTGGCACAGCACCGACGGCACCGGGGGGCGCTCGGCGGGCAAGGGATGCACGGCATGGATGAGCCGCAGCGGGGTGGCGTGGGGTCCGGTAATCATGGTCAGCATCCTTTAATCACTTGTGCATTGACTTTCGGGAAGGCGGTCGCGGCGGCGGCATTCATGGCGCGCGTCACCAGGTTGTTCACCACCAGGGGGTAGCAAATGCTGCGGGCCTCGGCCATGCTGCCGCCGCGCGGTATGCGCACCAGGCGCGCGCGAATGGCGTCGATGGCATCGTCGGCAAACACGTCGGCCAGGCGGGCGCCGGCGCGAGCGAGCTTGTGTTCCAGGTAGCCGGGCAGATCGTCGTCGAGCGGCATCATTTCGCGCCGCTCGCAGCGCTGCACGATCTCGCGCACGTCGGCGAGCTTGTCGGATAGGGTGTTGTCGAGTTCGGGCTGGCCGATCAGCACCACGCCCAGCAGGCGGCGCAGGCCGATCTTCAGCTCCATGAAGCCCTTGAGCGCGCGAATGGTGCTCACCGGCATGCGGTGGGCTTCTTCGACGATCAGCAGGTTGTTGTAGCCGGCCTGCTGGCTGGCTGCGAGCAGGTCGCGCACCTGGTTGTTGCGGGCCTGGGTGCTGCTGCGAATGCTGGTGCCGGGCGCCAGCTGGTGGATGATGGCCTCGGAGATCTGGCCGGCCCACATCGGCTTGCCCTGGCGCGCGGTGCGCTCCATCTCCATGGTGAAGGGCTTGATCACCACCACCGGGCGCTGCTCGATGCGGATCCGCTCTTCCAGCTCTTCGCGCAGGGTGCTCTTGCCGCTGCCCGACTCGCCCACCAGCGCCACAAAGCCCTGGTTGAGTGCGCAATCCAGCAGCGCGGCACGGGCCCGGCGGGTGCGGGCCGACGCAAACACGTCGTCGAGCGCGCGGATGTCGTCGACAAACGGCGACCGATCCAGGCCAAAGTGCTCGCGTGCCTCGTGCGTGAGCGATTCGTTGCGTAGTAACATGTGTTCGTCCTCGTGGCTTTCAGGTTCGTGGGCATCGGCCTCTGTCGCGTTGCCGCGCGCCAGGGGCCATTCTTCAAATACGCTGGCCAGTTGGTCGGCGCTGGCGCCGGCCTCGGTCAGCCGCTGGGTAATGCCGGCGCGCATCGCGCGGCACATGCTGTCGTTGCGCGGCCAGATGCCGTGGTTGCACAGCTGCGCAATCGTGCCGGGGCTCACGTTCAGCACCCGCGCCAGGTCGCATTGCGCAATGCCCAACCGGGCGATGGTGTCTTTCAACTTCAGTCGCACAAACACTCCTCGCTCATTCGCCGACCACGCGCAGGCCGGCGCGCGTGGTGAGGCGGTGTTGCAGTTGCTCGATCTCGGTTTCGGGCACGCCGGCGGGGTGCCATTCGGCGATGCGCTTGTTCATCTCGGCGGTAAGCGCCACACCCCGGCGCAAGAGCTCGGTGGCGGCCTCGAAGTGGCTGAGCACTGCCACCGGCGCCCGGTCGATGGGGGTGACGTTGGTCGCGAGCTCGGTGCTCTTGCGCGGCAGATAGGTGGGGATCTGCGCCTCGTCGATCACCGCGGCCGGGTCGATGCGCCCGCCAAACGAGGCACTGCGCAGCTTGCGCACGGCCTGGGCATCGGCATCGGTGTCGGCTTCGGTGGCGACCCGCTCGACCAGCTTGCGGTGGGTGTCGGCCTGGCTGTCGGCGGGGGCGGCATGCTCTTCGCCGATCACCGGGGCATCTTCACGGAAGCCGGCCTGGTCGCGCTCGACCATGGGCACGGTGTGCAGCACCTCCGCGCCTTCGGCCGAGGTGTCGAGCACGATGGCGGTGCCGGGCTTGTAGGGGTTGAACGTCACCTGTAGCGGTTCGCCCACCATCACGCCGGGCAGTTCGCGCACGTCGTATTCCGCACCGCGAAAGCTCACCGTGAGCGTGCCGCTGACCTTGCGGCTTTCCGGCGTATGGGTGAGCAGCTCGCGCGCCAGCTCGCCATCGACCGTGCGCAGCTGCTCGGGGGCGATGTCCATCCAGGCGTCAAAGCGGGTGCGCTTGGTGCGGCTGTGGATCTTGGTGGCATTGAACCAGCGCGCCCAGTTGGCCGCCGCAGCATTGAGCGCGTCGAGGTCGGCCACCGGCGCCAGGCGCAGGCCGCTTTCGAAGCTGCGCTCGATGATGTTGCGGGCGTTCTCCACCTGGCCGGTGGCCCGTGCGTTGCCGGGCATGTGGGCCTCGAGGCGCACCTGCAGCCGGCGCGCCAGGTTCTTGAAGGCACCGGCCGTGTTGGCGCTGCCCATGTCCATCATCAGGATGAAGGGCACGCCGTAGAACGGGTCTGCCCCGCGCTGCTGGGTGGCGCGGATGAAGCTCTCGGCCAGGTTGGCGGCCGACTCCGCCCCCATCACGTAATTTGCGAAGATGGCGCCGGAGTAATGGTCGGTGACTTCATACGACCACACCCGGTCAGCCTCCACCCGCTTGAGCGCGGCCGGCTTGTTTTTGTAGAACTTGTCGGCATCCATCACCTGCAGGCCGGTTTCGCGGGCGTTGCGGGCGTCGAGGTAGTAGAGCACGCACAGGCTGGCGTCGATCTGCCACACATGGTTGGGGTGCAGGCTCTTCAGCTCGGTGTGCGCGCTGGGGCGCAAGAGCTGCTCGGGGTGCAGGGCGTAGGCCTTGAGCGCGCGCGAAATCGCGCTATCCGACAGCGGGCGCAGCTCGCCGGTGGCGGGGTCGATGAACTCGGCGCGGATCTCGCCATTGGCGCGCAACAGCGCCACCGCCTGGGTGATGCTCATGAGGCGCTTGGTGTTCTTGCGCAGGCTGTCCATCAGCAGCGCGCTGATGATCACCGCCTCGTCGCGCGAGAGCGCCACGGCACCGGCATCAGAGCGTTGTTTGCGGTCATTGGTCACGGTTACATCCTTCAGTTTGCGCATGAGCGTGGCGGGTGAGAGACCTAGCCGCCGGCAGGCATCGGCATACACCGCGCCCTTGCCGCCATGCCCGGCGCGGGCCGCGCGGCTGCGTACATCGCACAGGGCGTCGAGCAATGCGGGGTTCATGGCGGTCAGTCCTTGGCGGCGTTGATCCAGCCGTGCTCGTCGGGGTCGATCTCGGGCAGGTCGAACTCGATGCGCAGGTCCGTGAGGTCGCGCGCCAGCTGCGACACCAGCCCGGCCAGAAACACCGTACTGTTGCCGCCGTGGGCGTCGTGGTGCTGCTGCACCGCGAGCAGCGCCTGGCGCAGGTTGCCGATCACCGCGCCGCGCGCATCGTTGGCGATGCGGGTGGATTCGGCATGCAGATCGGTGAGTACCTGGTCGGGCGTGGCAGCCTGGATGCGGCGGTTCGCCTTCATGAGGTCTTCGATGCGCTTGGTTTTTTCGGAGGAGATCGACTCGGTCGCCGCGAGCTCGCCCTTGAGGTTGCCGACCTCGGCATGCGCCTCGTCGAGCTTGTTGGCGAGCGAATGGATCAGGGTGACGACTTCGTCTTTGCCGGTGCTCTCGCGCATGGCTTCTTCGACGGCAGCCCGCTCGTCTTCCGGCAGATTGATCAGCAGGCGCATCTGAGCGCGCGGCAGGCCGAAGCTGCTGGCAAGCTCGTAGCACTCTTCACCCAAATCGTTCAGTGCTTTGCGAGATTCAGCAAATACCCGATAGCTCTTGTTGAATACAACCCGGCAGAACTCTTCGATATTCTGCGCCGGGCGCATATTCCCGTCTGGCAACTGAATCGGTATGTGTCTGTATCCTTTGCATTTCGTGATTTCGTCAAGCAGATGAATATCCGCCGCGGCGCACATTTTCATGTTCCATTGATTGATCTGCCGCGCGCCGACGAGCTGACCCAGCCGATACACCTCGGCACGGATTTCCGTCTCGTCAGCGATGGACTGCTGCCGCATCACCACGAGCGCCTGCTCGGCACGTGCCTCGCCAGCCGGGTCAAGAATCTCCACGTCCGGCGCGGCAATCGGTTTACGTCCTTGTGTCATATCAAGCCTCAATAGTTGTCATTGCGATGGATGGCCGACTTCACTTCGGCCACCCGCGTTTCAGCGCGGCCCAGCGCCGCATACACCTTCACCGCCTGTTGCGGCAGGCGGGCGGTGAGGCGGTAGCGGCCGTTTTCTTCCTTCACCGCCATGCCGGCGGTGATGAGGTTGTCGAGGTCGCGCGTCATCGCGTCGGCCTTGTGGCCGGTGAGCTTGGTCAGCTCGCCGGGCGAGTAGCCGTCGACGATGTCGCCGAACATGGCGACCACCAGGCGCAGGATTCGCTGCTGGCTGCTGTTGGTGTAGTCGGTGCTCATTGGCCGAACTCCAGCTCGGGTTGCTCGCTTTTCTCGACGTTGGCGCGATGCCAGGCGAGCGACTCGAGCCCGGTCGAAAGCTTGCCCATGCAGGTGTCGCGGTCGGTGCGGGCCTGCAGGTAGTCGAGCAGCGCGCCCACCGCGCCGTTGAGCGTGCCCTGCAGCACATGCACGTCCTCGGCATCGGGCGCGCGCCCCGTGGGGATCTGGATCACCACCGCCGCCTCGCGGCTCGCCAGGTAGCGCACGACATTGAGGCCGCCGGTGAGGTGCTGCCAGCCGATCAACACCCGCACCGGCATGCTGTCGGTCTCGAGCCACTTGTAGAGCGTGGCCGCGGTGGTGCCGAGCAGCTCGGCAAGGCGCTCCACACTCAGCCGCTTGTGCTTGAGCGCCAGCGCCTTGTCGGCCTCGAACGCGGCGCGCAGGCTGGTGGGGACAGGTTTCGAAACTCGTTGAGCCATTCGTGAAGCCCTCGATTGCGTTGTTCTAAAAACAAACTGTTTTGGATTGGGTGCAAGCGCTTTGCAGGCGGCTAGAATTCAGGGCGTCAACCACTGCAGGAGAAAGCGATCATGGATATGCCCTACCGCTGCCCTTTCTGTGCGCATGAGTTCAGGGTTCGGGTGCCGGGAGCCCAGCCTCAATCGGCAGCAGCCGGATCGCGAGCCCTACCCCGGCGCTGCTGTCCGGCGTGCGGGCGGGCAACGGCCCCAGCCGCATGGCTTGATGCACGGCGCGAATGCCCTGACGGGCACTGGCACGCCTTTTTCGAGCGATGGCCCCGGTGTCGGGTAGCGGCGACCTGCTCGCAGCACGACGCATACGCGAAGGACTGTGAGCACGGGGTGCTGATGCCGAAGTGCCTGGCATCCATCCATCGGGAAACACAAACACTGCTGGATGCGCTTCCGCCCGCCGCACAAAAAGCAGCTCGCCCACCTCGGCAAACGGAACGAAGTAGCGCAGCCCCTCGAACCGAATCGTGAGATCGGCCAGCACGCGGCGCTGCTGGGGGACGAGCAGTGTTGCGGCCAGCTCGGCCGAGAGGGCGGGTTCGCCGATGAGGGGCGCGTCGACCCGAAAGCCGGCGCGGTCGCGGGTGATGGTGAAGTCGTTCATGGTGGCGGGCCTCACGCGGCGAGTTGCTGCTGGTCGCCGGCCTTGATGCCGGCAGCGACTGCGATGTCATGGGCGCGGCCGAAGTGGGCCTTGTCCAGCCCGTTGAGCACGCGATAGACGGCGCGCGGCGGAAAGCCCCGCTCGTCCGCCCACTCGCGGATGGTTTTGCCCTGGCGGCGCAGAAGGGTCTTGAATTGAGCGACGGTCATGTCTTGGCGGGCGCCGGCAGCCACCTTGACGGCGAGCAGGGCGAACAGGGCACGACTGTTGATGGTGGTGGTGTTGATGCGCATGGCGATCGTCCTCACGCGGCGAGCTGTTCGTCGACCGGCAGGCCGAGCTTGAGACGGATGTCCCGCCCGGTGCCGTAGTTGCCACGGCGGATGCCGCGGATGACCTCGGAAACGTCGCGGTACTTGAAGCCATTGGCCTCGGACCACGACTTGAGGGTGTGGCCCTGCTTGCGCAGGTTGTGCTTGATCTGATTGGCGTTGGGGGTAGCCATCTGGAAACCTCCGTTGTGTGAATGACTGTTAGTGCAACGTGTGGCGCGTTGTGTGTTGTGAATGATGGTCCGGAAATCCGGACTCGTCAACTTATTTTTGTCTGGATATCCGTATGAGTATCGGTGAGCAGCTAAAACGGGAGCGGGAACGACTTGGAATGACAATTCAAGAGTTCGCGGAAACCGCAGGGGCCAAGAAGAACACGGTCATCGATTGGCAGAACGATGTGTCGAGCCCCCCAGCGGCAAAGCTGGCCGCACTGGCAGCTGCGGGCTTGGATGTGCTCTACGTGGTAACTGGTCAGCACTCCGGCGCACAGACGCAAACGCAAAGCCAAGCGCCCGAGCTCAGCGCCGATGTGCGCGAGGCGATCCGGCTGGTGGCCGACGAGCTGGCCGCCCAGCACAAGCAGGTGAAGGGCGCGCAGTTTCTCGCCCTGGTCGAGCGCACGCTCAGCCACCTGAAACAGGGCCGGGCGCTGGAGCGAGCCGAGCAGGGCCGCCAGCCGCTCAAGACCACGCCGTGAAGGCCGTCACGCAAATTTGATAATGTCAAAAGCGATTGCGCCGAATTTGGTTATGATTAGCGCATTGCCATGACAAAAAGGTGGTGCGATGGACAATCGATGGATAATGAGCTGGCTGAAAGAGGCGGTGTCGCAGTTGCCCGCCGCCGAGGCCACACTGACGTATGACATTGCCGGGGTGCCGGTGCGCATATCGGGCGCACACCAGGCGCTGGTGGCGATTCCGGCAACTGTGCGCCGGCCGGGTTCAAACGTGGAGGCGAGCGATGACCGGGCTGCATAAATGGATTGCCCTGACCATCGCCCTGGCGCTGACCCCCTACGCTCAGGCCCAGGTGTTCAAGTGCTCGGTCGACGGGAAGACGGTTTTTTCCGACAGGCCATGCGGCACCGACTCAAAGCAGGTGCGTGCAGCGCCCACCGCAAGCGCCGCAGCGCCGGCGACCCTGCCGCGATGGGGCGATGCCTGCCTGGCGCAGATGGATCGATGGTTGAAGTTCAAGGACCCCGACAGTATCAAGGTCGGGGCCGTGGTCGACAGGGGCGCGGATACAACCAAGGTGGCTGGAAAGACCATCATGGTCAAGAAGTTCACGCTCTACATCAACGCAAAGAACGGCTTCGGTGCATACGGGGGCGAAGAGCCGTTCTTGTGCGAAACCAGCATTGATGGATATCGTGTGATCTCGATCCGGTAGGGTGCGGATCGGCGGCGCTTGCGCTACTCTTCCTCGTCCTCTGGCCAGGCGGCCCCGACCGCGCTGAGCAGATCGCCACTGGCGAGCCGCAAATCGTGCTCAGGCACATCGTCGCCATTGAGCGCCTGGTCGAGCAGTGCGTGCAGGTGGTTAAAGCGGCGATTGATCTCGGGCATGAGCTTGCGCAGCGTCTCGACGCGCTGCAGGGGGCGCATGGCGATGCGATCAAGAAGGTCCGCGTCGATGTTTTCGGTGGTAAGTTCTTGCTTGCTCATGACAACTCCAAGAGGTGATTGATGACGATCTTCAGAAAGGAACACGTTGCACCACACCTGACCGAGCTCGAGACGTTTTACGCGCGCTTGCAACAGGCGGTGCGGGGCGTGCCGGGCTCGCCCGGTGTGGCCGAGCAGTACCATGCGAGCACCGACCAATTCGCCACCGACTACGTCGACATCGACCTGGTGCAGGTTGAAAAGGCTATCGGCCATTTCAAGGTCGAGGTCGACGCGCTCAAGCATCTGAAGGGCCTGGCACAGAAGCCGGTGCATCGGCCCTGATACAGGCTTAAGATTACGGCCGAGCGCGCCTCAGCCGTAATTGAACCCCTTCATTTAAGCCGCACCCAGCCTGCCGTCCACAATCGCTCCTGCATAACAACCCTGCAGGAGCCGCACCGTGTCTCTACCCAAATTGCCGCGCATGGCGCCGTGGCTGGCCGTTTCGATCGTGCTCGCCCTGGTGGTGGCGCTGATCGCTCCGCAACAACTCCCGGTATCGCTCTACAAACTCAGCCTCATCACCAGCGCCGCATGGGCGGGCTACTGGATCGATCGCGGCTTGTTCCCCTATGCAAGGCCTGACCGCTTTCTCGCATGGGGCATCAGCCCTGATAAGGCCGGAATCGTCGCGCCTGACCGAACGCCCGGCTGTGGCCTGGCGATTACGCTCGAACAATCGATTGCCTTTGCCGCGGCGATGCTGCGCCGGGCGGTGCTGATTGCATCCGCGATGATCGGCGTCGCCCTCGGGGCCTGATCATGCGCCGCGAGCCCCGCGACCCATTCGACGTGCTGACCGAGGAGATCGAGGCCGAAGAGCGCGAGCTCAACGCGCGCGTGATCTGGTCGCTGAAGATTGCCGTCTTTCTGGCCTTGCTGGCCGTGCTGGTGGTGGCGGTGCTCTTGCCGATGGGCGTGGCACATGCCCAGGTTGGGCAGATTCCGCCCGTTGCCCACCGCTACCGGGCAGAGCTGGTGCGCGCAGCGCATGCCCACTTCGGCCTCAATGCCCCGGTGGCGGTGTTTGCCGCCCAGGTGCACCAGGAAAGCGCGTGGCAACCCAACACGGTGAGCCGGGTCGGTGCCCGGGGTATGGCCCAGTTCATGCCCGCGACGGCGCGCTGGTGGTGCGATCTGCACAGCATGTCGTCTGCCGACTGCCAGCCGCAGAACCCAACATGGGCGCTGCGCGCGCTGGTCGGCTACAACAAATGGCTGTGGGACCGCATCGCGATCGCCGACCCGGCCGACCGCATGTGGGCCACGCTGCGCAGCTATAACGGCGGGCTAGGCCACTGGCAAGCCGAGGCGCGCAACGCCACGACCAAGGCGCGCGCGGATATCGACGCCGCCTGCGGAAGTGCGCGCCGGCATCGCAGCCACTGCGCTGAAAACCTCGGCTACCCGCAGCGCATCATGACGGTGCTGCAGCCGCGCTATGCCGGCTGGGGGCCCACGCTCGAGGTGGCGCCGTGATCGGCTTGCCGTCGACCACTTTGCTGTGGGCTGCGGGCCTGACCGGGGCGGTGATTGGCGCCCTGATCGGCGCCGCCGTCACCGATGGCCCGGCGCGCGTCATGGTGGCCAATGCAAACGCCAAAGTGGCCACCCTCGAGCGCGACCAGGCTCGCCAGGCGTTCGCCCAGGCCGACGCCAACAGCCTGGCCCTGGCGAGCGCATTCGAGCGCGGCAACACGCTCACCCGCCAGCTCTCAAGCGCACGCACCGAGGCCAGCCGGCTGAAAAAGGATCTGCAACATGAACTTGCTCAAAACACCGATGGCCGTGTGTGCCTGCACGAGCCTGCTTTACGCGTGCTCGACCGTGCCGCCGGCCTCGCCATCGATCTGCCCAAGCCCGCCGGCGGCGCTGCTCGAGCCGATGCCGGGCACGCTGCCACCGATGCCGACCTCGCCGGTTGGGCCCTCGCCGCAGGCGATGCCTACGCCGAGTGCGTTCGACGCCTTGATGCGCTGATCGACTGGCACGAGGCACCGGAATGATTCATATCGAGCACCTGACCAGCGTGGTGCGGGTTTATCGGCCGGATGAGAGCTATGAATTCGGCGACGAGCCGGTCGCGGTCGCGACCCTGTGCCGGGTGGATGCGCGCAAGGTCGAGATCATGGCCGCCATGGGCAAGCTCACGCGCGTGGCGATGCGCAACATTGCGCAATCGCTGGCCGTGGATGGCGTGCGCGTGCTGGTCATCAAGCGGGCGGGGCAGCATCGAATGCCGTATGGCACCCTGGTGAAGACCCACGGGCCGTTCAACTATTACGAAGTGTCTGTGGAGGACGTATGAACATTCAGGTGGATTTGTGGGCGCTGGTGACGTTTCTCGGGGGGCTGTTGCTGGCCTTCATGGGCGCGGCCTTCACGATGGGGCGCGTGCTGCTGGCCGAGATCGAGAAGCGCCTGGATGCGCGCTTCAGATCGCAGGACGAGGCGCGCGAGCTGCACTCGGTGCATTGGGACTCGCGGTTCTCGGTGCTCGAGAAGGCCGCGCATGACGAGGCCGGCCAATGGCGCAGGGTCGAGCGTGACCTGATGGAACTCAAGGCCGAAATGCCGCTGCACTATGTGCGGCGCGAAGACTACATCCGCGGCCAGAGCGTGATCGAGGCCAAGCTCGACGGCCTGGCGCTACGCATCGAAAACCAGGCACTCAAAGGGGGCCAGTCATGATCGACCCACACAAGGCCCGGCGCGAGCATTTGCGCTGGCTGATCATTCTCACCCTCAACAATGCCCGCCCGATCGGCGCATTCGAGGGCCCGATCCTGTCGGTGGCGCAGTCTGAATACCCGGATGCCACCGCGCATGAACTGCGCCGCGAGCTCGACTACCTGGGCGATCGCAAGCTGGTGGGCGTCACCCGCAAACCCGATGGCCGCTGGTTTGGCGAGCTGACCCGCTACGGCGTGGACGTGGCCGAATACACGGTCGATTGCGAACCGGGCATCGCACGCCCGGAAAAGTACTGGTAAGCCGCCATGGGCCGCAAAAGCAGCATCGACCGGCTCTCGGCCGAGGTCAAAGGCCACATCGAACGGCGCATCGCCGAAGGGCGCATGACGCTCGACGAGCTCATCGCCGAGCTGCGCGCGACCTTCCCCGACGAGGCGGCCGAGGGCGAACTGCCCAGCCGCACCGCGGTGCATCGCTACGGCCAGAAGCTCGAGCGACGCCTGTCGGCCATCCGCGCCAGCACCGAGGCCGCCAAGATCATCCAGGCGCAGGCCGGCGATGACAAAGACGCCCGGTCCGAGGCGCTGACCGCGCTGATCCAGACCGAGCTGTTCGAGGCCATTCTCGACATGCAAGAGGCCACCGGCGACGAGATCGACTCGGCCGACCGCGTGGGCATGCTCTCGGCCGCCGCCAAGAACATCGCCACGCTCACGCGATCGAGCGTGAATCTCAAGCAGTTCCAGGCCAAGGTCGAAGACGACACCCGCAAGCGCCTGCTCGAGGAGCAGCGCGCCAAGCTCGATGCCATGGGCAGCAAGGGGGGCGTGACCGAAGACACCAAGCGCGCGATCCGCGAAGCGCTGGGGATGGTGTGATGATCACCCGCAAGGGGCGAGCGCGCATCATCCCGGCCAACCCGGACGCGATCTTTCTGCCGTTCCAGACCGCCTGGATCATGGACCAGGCGCGACTGAAGCTGATGGAGAAGTCGCGCCAGATCGGCATCAGCTGGTCGACCGCCTATGCCGCAGTCGAGCGCGCAGCCGCACAGGGCGCGCGCCACGACGAATGGGTGAGCAGCCGTGACGACATCCAGGCCCGGCTGTTCATTGAGGATTGCAAGCTGTGGGCCGGCATCATGAACATGGCGGCGCAGGATCTCGGCGAGGTGGTCATCGACCCCGAGCGGAAGATCAGCGCCTATGTGCTGCAGTTCGCCAGCGGCCGACGCATTCACAGCATGAGCAGCAACCCGGATGCCCAGGCCGGCAAGCGCGGCAGCCGCATCCTGGATGAATTCGCGCTGCACCGCGACCAGCGCAAGATGTGGGCGATTGCCTACCCCGGCATCACCTGGGGCGGCAATATGGAGCTGGTGAGCACGCACCGCGGCTCAAATTCATTTTTCAATGGCCTGGTGCGCGAGATCCGCGAGAAGGGCAACCCCAAGAAGATCAGCCTGCACCGCGTGACCCTGCAGGATGCGCTCGACCAGGGCTTTCTCTACAAGCTGCAGCAGTCACTGCCGGCCGAGGCCGAACAGCAGGACATGACCGAGGCGGAGTACTTCGATTTCGTCAAGGCCGGCGCGGCCGACGACGAGTCGTTCGACCAGGAATACATGTGTATTCCGTCCGACGACGACAGCAAGTTCCTCGAGTACGAGCTGATCACCGGCTGTGAATACATGGCAGGCATGCCTTGGGAGCGCGAGGTCACTGACAAATTCACCGGGCGTCTGTTCTGCGGGGTGGATATCGGCCGCAAGAAGGATTTGACCGTGCTGTGGGTGCTCGAGGAGCTCGGGGATGTGCTCTACACCCGCAAGGTGATCCCAATGGAAAAGATGCGCAAGAGCGCCCAGGAAGACATCCTTTACCCCTGGTTCGCGCTCTCCGACCGCATCTGCATCGACGCCACCGGTCTGGGCATCGGCTGGGCCGATGACGCGCAAGACAAGTTCGGCGAGCACCGCGTGGAGGCCGTCACGTTCACCGGCCAGGTCAAGGAGGCGCTCGCGTACCCGCTGAAAGGCGCGATGGAAGACCGCGCGCTGCGCATCCCAGATGATCCGACGATCCGCGCCGACCTGCGCAAGGTGCAGAAGGTGACCACGGCCGCTGGCAACATCCGCTTCGTGGCCGAAAGCACGCCAGACGGCCACGCCGACCGCTTCTGGGCGCTGGCGCTGGCCAAGCACGCTGCCAGCAACCCGGCAGCCCCCATCGAATACCAGAGCGACCACGCCGGCGAGCGCGCGCGCGCCGAAACTTCAGGATTCCTAAATGGCTAAGACCACCGCCCCGGCCGCCCCCGAGCTCGATACCGAAGTCGCCAGCCGCCAGCGCGACCCGTTCGAGCCGCTGTTCATGGGCATCATCCGCCCGAATGACCCGCTGCTCGGCGAGCACGGCAACAACTGGCAGCTCTACCGCGATCTGAAGCGCGACGGCAAGGTGTTCTCGGGCCTGCAGAAGCGCATCCTCGCCCTGATCAGTCGCCCCTGGACGGTTTCGCCCATCGACGGCACGAGCGAGCAGGATGCCGAAGTGGTGCAGCAGATGCTGGAAGCGTTCAACTTCGACCGCCTGTGCGCCGACCTGATGGAGGCGCTGATCGTCGGGTTCGCCCCGGCCGAGATCGTGTGGACGGTGCGGGACGGCCTTTACACCCCCAAGCGCGTGATCAAGCGCGCGCAGCGCCGCTTTGTTTATGTGCAGGATGACGACACCCAGCCGCCCCAGCTGCGCATGCTGACCCAGCAAGACATGGTGCGCGGCGTCGAGCTGCCCGAGCGCAAGTTCCTGGTGCATCGCTTCAACCCGGAAGACGATAACCCCTACGGCACCGGCCTGGGCCTGCAGCTGTATTGGCCGGTGTTCTTCAAGCGCAAGGGCATCATCGCCTGGAACAAGCTCAACGACCGCTTCGGCACCCCCACGCCCTGGGGCAAATACCCGCGCAACGCCAGCAAGAAAGAGAAAGACACACTGTTCGACGCCCTCAAGGCCTTCTCGAACGACGGCGTCGTGATGACCCCCGAAGGCACGATGATCGAGCTGCTTGAGAGCAAGCTCACCGGCTCGGTCTCGACCCAGGAGAGCCTGTGCAACTACATGGATGACTGGATCTCGGAAGTGATCCTCGGCCAGGAACCGCGCCAGAAAGGCGGCGGGGCGCTGGCCGCAGCGAGCAAGGAGCGCGAAGGCGTCCGGCTCGAACTCACCCAGGCCGACAGCGACCTGCTCTCGGAGACCCTCAACGCCACGCTGATCAAGTGGATCTGCGAATTCAACGGCCTTGCACCGTGCACCGTGTATCGCGACATCTCCGCTGAAGAAGACAAGCAGGCCGAATCCGCAACCGACAAGAATGTGTCTGAAATGGGCTTCGATCTCAGCGAAGACGCGGTGCGCAGCAAATACGGCGAAGGCTGGACCAAGCGCGCAGCCCCGCCGCCACCAGATGCGCCAGCGCCTGGGACGGAAGTCGAGCGGGTGGCGTTTGCGGAGCCTCGCAACGAAGCGGCCGCGGCGGATCCGCTGGGGGTCATCGTGGACGAAGCGCTGGCCGACTGGCGCCCGGTGATGTCGCCATGGTTGGCCAAGCTTCAGGTGGCCGCCGACGACGCTGCCGCCAAGGGCGAGACCGCCGCCGAGTTCATTGCGCGTTTGCCGGCGTTGCTCAGTGATCTCGATCCGGATCTGTTGGCCGACGAGCTCACCCGCCTGGTGTTCGCTGCACGAATGGGCGCGCAGGCAGGTATCGGCGAAGAGGGTGAATGATGTCGGCCGCCACCGACTTTGCCGAGCTGTATCGCCTGCGCCCGCAGGAGGCGATGGACTATCTTCGCGATCGCCACCAGCTCACCGTGACGCACGACTGGCGCGATCTGCGCCAGGGCGAGCACGTGCACCAATTCACCGTGAGCCGACTCACCGCGCTTGACGTGCTCGGCGCAGTGCGCCAAGGCATTGTGGACAGTGTGGGCGGCGACCTCTCGCGCCGCGACTGGACGCGCGACATGGCGGACTATCTCGCGCGCAAGGGCTGGTGGGGCGAGCGCGAAGTACTCGACCCCAAAACCGGCCGAACGGTGACCACAGTTTTCGACCCCGCCCGGCTCAAGCTCATCTACGACACCAACACCCGCATGGCGCATGCCGCCGGCCAGTGGGAGCGCATCGAGCGCCGCCGCGACAGCCACCCCTACATCCGCTACATCACCCAGCGCGATGAGAAGGTGCGAGAAGAGCACGCCCGTTGGGACAACGTCACGCTGCCGGTGGACGACGCATTTTGGGATGCGCACTTGCCGCCCAACGGCTTCAATTGCCGGTGCCGTGTCACGCCCGTATCACGGCGCGACTACGATCGCGGCACCACGCCCACCGGCCAACCGATGATCAAATCGGCGCCGCCGGACAATGCGCGGACCTGGACCAACGCCCGTACAGGCGAAACCCTAACCGTGCCCGAAGGCGTTCAACCCGGCTTCGCCTACAACGTAGGCCGCGCGCGGCAAGCCCGCCCGTTGAACCAGGAACAAAGCAGTCTCGCACCAGCGCCCACCGGGGTAGCGCCGCAAGCTGTAGCGCCGTCCGCGGCGCCAACGGCCATTGAAGCTACACAGGCTTCCTCTGCCCCGCAAAGCACTGCTGACACCGCCGAGCGTGCGCGCCTCGCACATCTGACCCGGCTCGCACGGGAGAAGCTCACCAATGCTGACCCCGATCTGGCTGCGCAAGCCGTGGCTCTGCTCGCAGCAGATCCCGGCTTTGCGAGTTGGTTCGCGAATCCGCTGGGCAACTGGCCGCTCGTGGTGATTCCGGCCATAGACGCCGCCGCGATTGGAGCCCTCACGCGGGTGGGGGTGTTATCCGGGAACACCGCCGCGAAGCAACGTCGCGAACACCCCGAACTGACGCCAGCCGAGTATGCCCAAGCGCAAGCCGTGGTGGACTCGCATACCCATCGCGGGGTCGAGCATAACTCCGGAACTGGCACACACAGCCTAATCTACGTGCGTGAAGTTGAGGATGAGCAGAGCGGTGGCCACGTTCTCGTGGTCAAGGCGACGGTGAGTGGCGAGGGGCTGTTTGTGACCAGCTACAGGCGTCTGTCCAGGGACGAGGCACTGCGCGAACGCGAGATTGCCCGCCTGTTGCGGCGAGCACAAAAGAAATGAGGCGGCACCTGGGCCGCCTCGTGGGCGCTGCGCGGTGGGCTCCCCTGACCACCGACGGAACCTTTGGGCCCCAGGTCTGCCCTCAGCGGATGCCGGGAGACTTTGCCGCAACGCCTTGGTTAAAGGATAGCACATGGCGCTGACCATCAAAATTGACGATCGCCCGATACTCGACTTTCTCGAGCAGCTGCTCGAGCGCTCAAGTGATCTTTCCCCGCTCATGGACCAGATCGGCCTTGAGATGGAAGCCCGAGTTTCCGCGCGCTTCGAAACGCGCCGCGACCCGAACGGTAATGAATGGGCAAAATGGGAACCCACAACCGAGGCCAGCTATCCTTTCGCGGGCACGCCGGCTGCCAGCAAACTGGGGGCTGGCAGGGGCAAACTCTTGGAGCGCTACGGCGACCTGCTCGATGGCCTGTCGCATTCGTTCGATGCGACCAGCACCACCATTGGCTTCGATGCTCCGTACGCGGCCTATCACGAGTTCGGCACCAAGCACATGCCGCGCCGCGGTCTTCTCACAGCCGACCCCAATTCCGGGACACTGGGCGCCGAAGACCGTGAAGCCATCCTCGATATCGTCGCCAACTACCTCCTGCCATGA